ATAGCTAAGTATAGAGAATTAGGCAATCAGATGGCTGAAAATATTAAGAAAGTTGATAAATAATTTTTTAAAATATGTTAAGGAGGAAATATAATTATGTTTATTCCTAGACATCCAGTTGTAGAAGATCAATTTTGTCAGTTTGCTACAACTAGTGGTACTGCTGGAATTGGTGGTGTAGTAGCCTATGCTGGCGCTGTGTGTTATCTAGACGAAGATGCAACTAATCAAGATGCTGTTGTTAATATTTATGGGACTAGTGTAGATGCTTTGTCCGCGGATGAAAAGCTGCCGTTCGGTTTCTTGATGCAAAAAGTTAAATATGGGTATCACAATGTTCATCCGTCTGGTTTTATGATGCCTGGAGATCTTGGTTCTTCTGATGTTATCGCTCAACCATCTTATGATAGTAACGGTAATATAGCTGGAACTAGACAGGCTCCTGTTGGCGTGGCTCATCTTGGTATTTGGGATACAGTACATTATACTGTAGAAACTTCTGGTACCACTGTGATGAAGCCTAGTGCTAGTCTTTATGTTAATAATGGCGGAGATGCTAAAGTAACTACTACTGATACTTTTAGTTTAGAGGTTGTTGTCGCTAAGGTTGTTAAAGGTGCTAGTGCTGCGCAGTGTCAAGCTAATATTAATAATACTACACTTTATCCTATACGGATTAAACTGTTGATATAATTTAGAGTGAATTGTGGATTAATGCGTGAAAAATTAAAACGCATCCAAAATTATTTGATAGGAGGATAGTTAGGTTATGGATAGAACAGAAATGCAGAAACTTTTCAAAGCTACTGCTGCCATCAATACCCCAGAAGGTATTGCTGCATACAGAGCTTTTGCTGCTGCTTTAACTACTCCAATTCTTCAGGCAATAGAGCGAGATTCTATTATGCGAACTTTGTTCGCGGTAGAAAGATTGGGACCTGGTGCACAAGCTAGTTACCCAGTAGCTGAAGATTTTGAAGTCCCAGTATGGGTACTTCCTGGTCTTGGTTATGTTGCTCAGAATTTTATTGAAGGAATTGGTGAGGAAGTATATGTTCCTACGTTTACGGTAGATGCTTCAGGAGACTGGAAAATCACGTATGCGAGGGATTCAAGAATTGATATTCCTCAGAGAGCTGCTGAAAAAGCTGCTAAAGCATTAGCTGATTATGAAGAAGAATGCGGTTGGAGAATTATTCTTCCTGCCGTTACTTCCTCATTTTCTGGTAAGGGATTACTTGGTTCACGTCCTGCACCAATTTATGAGATTAATCCTGCATCTACGGGTGCTGGGTATTTGTCAAAAGAACTTATTAACAAGATGATAGTTGGATTCAAGAGAATAGGTCGTACACTTACTGATCTATATGTTTCTCCTGAAGACGCAGCTGATATTCGTGAATGGACTGATACTGATATTGATCCAGTTACACGAAGAGAAATTTTCCAAGCCGCTGGTATGGGAAGTATCTGGAATGTAACACTTCATGAAATTCAGCATCTAGGCGCTACTGGTTTATATAACATCAATAGCAATAGTTCAGCTTATGGTAAATTTATAGCTGATGCTGGCGATATATATAATACATATACTTTGGATAATGCTAATGTTACTGGTGCTGATGGCACAGTAACCACTCTTGGCGAAACCCAAATAATTGGTTTTGACCTCAGCGTTAATGATTCTCTTGTTATGCCTATTCGTAAAGATTATGAAGCACATGATGATCCAACTCTACTCAGAGTCCAAAAACAAGGATTTTTTGGTTGGGAAGAAATTGGATTTGCATGTCTTGATTCTCGTATGTTAGGTTTAGGTGTTATTGATAGATCATTATAATATTAATTTCAAATAGTTATACCTACCACTTTTTAGTGGTAGGTATGACAAATATAACTTTTTCTATTAACGAAATAGTTATAGAACTTATGCATATGAAATAAAAAAGTAAAAACATCTTTAATTTATCTTTAAGCCAGCCAAGGTTTTTCCACGAATTTCAAGAATTTAATGAATTATATATAAATTAAAAATTATACGTCAGTATGGAGGGTAAATTTATTTATGTAATTATACTATATATAATGTAAATATACTACTTTTATTACTGACGTTGTTTTTTGCGGGAATGAAAATTTTCGGATAAGGAAAATTAATAAAAATAAAATGGAGGAAAAGGTTATGAATGGTTATGTAAAAAATAAGACCTCTTTGTGGAGGCATGCAATGAAAAGGGAGATAGGTCCAGGTAAAATAGTCGGTTTAGATGATCTATATGAACAATATGGTAAAAAACATGATTTAAAAAAGGGCAAGCCTTTTGTTGAATGGCTTAAAGAAATTAAGCTGAAAGATACTAATGTGTGGCAAGTTGTGTATAATATTACAGAAGACAAAACTGTAGATAAAGATGATAAACCTGATAAATTTGATGCAGCTAGTGAATTAGTTGTACCATATGTTAAAAAAGAAGGCACTGTTGATGAAATTACTAATTTATCTGTTAGAGAAGCTCGTGAAGAATTACCAAAAATGACTGATTTAAAACTTTTGAAGTACGCGCTTCAGACTGCTAATCAATTAGCAAATAAAGATACATTATGTAGAATGATTAGAAAAAGAGTTAATGAATTAGAACTTACAAAGAGATAATTTTAATTAGTCGGCGAAAGATTTTTTGCCGACTATTAAAATAATTATAAATAAAAAATAGGGGTATCATGAAATGGGATATAATGACTTTGGTAATCCAAGAACAACAACTGAATCATATACTATAGATGATAAAATAGGTAGAAGGGATAGTAGAGATATAGTTAAAGTTAGTGTGATGTCTGTAGTATCTGGTACAGCTTCGCTTTTGCCTACTTCTCAGTTAGGTAGGAGAAGTTTTATAAGAATTAAAAATTTAGATGCTGCTAATAGTATTTATTTACTATATAATGTTGATGATTCGTATGATACTGAAGGGTATGAAGTTCCATATGGTGAAGAATGGGAAGAAAATACTGATGCGGCATTATATGCTATTACCACTGTTTCTGGAAATGTGAGTGTTCAGGTGTATGAAAGATCTTCTAGATTTAATTATAAATAAAAAGAGAGTGAAAACAAATGATAAAACTAACAATATTAGTAGATGATATAGACACTATTATTTCAATTTTTACACATATAAGATTATATACATCAGATGCTGAGAGTGGTACTTATGCCCATTTAGCTTATGTGGCTTTAGTAGCCGGTCAATCTACTTATTATTATGATGACGTGGATGGAGGAGAAGAAAGCTGGTATAAATCATCTTATTATAATATGAGTTCAGGTTTAGAAAGTTCTTTGTCTGAAGCTGTACAGGGCGTATCTGCAGAGTTGTTTCATTACCCTACTTATCCACCAGAGGTAGATTTTGATGTTTCAGAGAAAATTATAATAAGAAAAATTAGAAGGCTTATAGGCGATTTAAAGGATTTAGAAAGAATTTATATAACTAGTACTAGTGATGAACTTACTTATTTAATTCAGAATGATGATAAGACAGTTGAGCTTAATGGAAATAGAGGATGGCCAGTTTATATTACTGTAGCAGGTGTTGAAAAAACTACTACTTCTGATCCGGTTGTACAAGGGTATAGGTGGACAAGTTTTAGTGGCACATTGGGAGGTAGTGATTATCCGATTTCTATTTGGTACCATGTTTTCAAGTTCAGTGACAGGGAGATAATAGAGGCTTTTAATGATAGTCAGATGCCACCAATGTTGACAAGCAGTACAGTTACTCAAGATCATTTAATTTTGCAAGCTTCCATAGACATTTTAGAAAGTATGGCGGCAGAAGATATAGAAAGTGGCGCCAGAGTTGTTGATGATCAAAGTGTTTACGATCCTTCAGCTCAGTTGTCTAGTAGAGCTGATATGATAAATAGATTAAGGAAACAACTGGACTTTTTAATTCGTCAATATATGTTCTCAAACATTGGCGGGGTTTTGGTCGATTGATAAAGGGAAAATTTAATGCCTAAAATAATAACATATGAATTTGTAAAGGAAAGTTTTGAAAAGGAAGGATATGAGTTATTGAGTAAGGAGTATGTAGGTGCTCATTATAAGTTGGGGTATATTTGCCCTAAAGGCCATAGAGGTAGCATATCTTGGGGCAATTGGCAACAAAAAAGAAGATGTTTATACTGTGCTGGTAAGATTAAAAAGACTGTAGAATTTATTAGGCTTGAGCTTGCCAAGGAAAATTATAAACTTTTAACTACTGAATATGAAAACTGTGATCAAAAATTAGAATATATTTGCTCTAACGGCCACAACTGCAGCATTAGATGGCATGATTGGCAACGTGGAGTCAGATGCCCATATTGTGTTGGATTAGGTAAGCCAACTATAGAATTTATTATATCAGAGTTTGCTAAAGAAAATTATATTTTATTAACCAAAAAATATATAAATTCTAAACAAAAGTTAGATTATATATGTCCTAATGGTCATAAACATAACATTATTTGGGGTGATTGGCGTGGGGGAGTGAGGTGTCCATATTGTGCCGGGAATGCTAAATTAACAATCAAATTTATTAGAGCTGAATTTACTAAAAAAAATTACACTCTTTTAACTACTGAGTATAAAAATGCTTTTCAAAAATTAGATTATATTTGCCCAAACGGACATAAACATAACATTGCTTGGAATAGTTGGCAACAAGGCCATAGATGCCCCGAATGTGTTGGTAAAACTTCAAAAGGAGAAATACAAGTAAGGGGCTTCATTAAATCTTTAGATATCAAAGTTTCACCAAACGATAGAAGCCAAATATTTAATCCAGAAACTGGGAATGGTCTAGAGTTAGATATCTTCATGCCGATTTTTAATAAAGCTATAGAATATAACGGTGAATATTGGCACCAAGATAAAGATAGAGATTTGTTTAAACAACAACTTTGCAAATCAAAAGGCATTGGTTTATTAACCATTTGGGATAAAAAATGGTCTAGTAATAGTAAAGAATGTAAAGAAATAATAATGAAATTTATGTTTAATGAATAATTAAAAGAATTAGAGATTAGAATAAATAATTTATTTTTCCGCGAAAAAATTAAATAAATTAATATAGACATGATGTGAGCAAGTTATTAATAAATTAAATAGGATAGTGTTTAATATATGGGTATAATATTAACAAAAAATCAAGATGGTGAAGCTGGTACTTCTGGATCTTCAGGGACTTCTGGTATAGATGGTACTTCTGGAAGTTCAGGTAGCTCAGGATCATCTGGAGCAGACGGCACTAGTGGTAGCTCAGGCTCATCAGGTACTTCTGGTGCTGA